ATGGGTTTTGAACAACTTGCCGAGCTGAGAGACCGTCTGCGCGCACAGGCGGCGCAGGCGAAACCGGCTCAAACCAAAAGCTCCGCGGGACGCGCGAAGAAACGTGAAGCCGTCGAGCCGGGAGTCGAGGCTATCTGGAGGCTGCAACGGCATTTTCCGCTGGCGTTTCCGAAAAGTCCCGCGGCCAAGGTTCCGCTCAAGCAGGGCATCCTCCAGGATGCGCAGCAGCACCTCGAACTACTGGGAATCACCGCCGAACAACTGAAACAGGCCATCGCCACCTGGTGCCAGGGCAGCCGCTACTGGAGTTGTATGGTGGAAGATGCGCCGCGACTGGATCTGCAAGGCCAGGTTGCCGGCAAGGTAACCGCCGAGCAGGCGGTGTATGCGCGGCGGCAGGCGTCTCGCCGGCAGCGCGAGCAGATGCGCGAGAAGCGCGCCAAGCGTGCACAGGCGGGTGGCGAAGCGCCGGCCGCCACGGAGGCGCCGACGCCTGAAGCGCCCGCAACCGAAGCGAGCCCCGAGGCGAACTGATCGCCGGGGCAGGGCGCGTCGGATCCTGGCGCGCTCCTCGGTTGCCGGTCGCTGCGGGCCCATTTCGCGGACGTCTGGGCCCGTTTCTCCCGGCTTGTGCTACGCAATAGCCTGATCTGCAAAGTTTTTTTCGTAGAGCGCTTGCCAAGCTCGGCGAATCCGTCCATAATTGCGTCCATTCCAGCGATGAGTGAGCTAAAAATCTTTTGAAATCAAAGGGTTATAAGTTCAAAATCGCGCCAGGAAAGAAATTTCAGCGATATGCCAAACGCATGTCGCTTCGCTCAAAGGCTGAGTAGCAGAGTGGTTATGCACCGGATTGCAAATCCGTGAACGCCGGTTCGATTCCGACCTCAGCCTCCAACAGGAAAGCCCCGTAGCTCAGTGAGTTACGGGGCTTTTTTCTTGCCCAGGAAAGCGGATCATTTCCGCAATTCTCCGAACATTTCCGCAACTCCTCCTCACTTCGTCGGGCTTACCACCTCGCCGACGCGTCGGTAAACGTTCTTCGTGATCTGTTCCTTTGTGTGGCCAAGCAGCTTGCTTGCGTCGGCCAGGTTCTCGATTTCGCTGGCTGCCTTGGGGCGAATATCGCTGAAGCGGAACTGCTTGATTCGTTCAGCAAGCGGCTCGTCTCGGGCGGCCACTGCTTGGGCGGCGGCTTCTGCTCGCGCCTCGTCCCAGCGATTTCGCATCATGGCGTAGCTCATGCGGAGGCCTGATGGGTTCGTGATGAGGCGCGAACTGGTAATGCCGGCCAGTTTCCGGCGCTCGAACAGGCCGTCGATGAACACGCCCAGCCCTGTTGGCTGTTCGCCATCGAGCAAGCGAATCCTGAGCTTCTTTCCTGTCTTGCCCTGGGCAACCAGCAGGAACTCGCCTGCCAGATCGCCTGTTGAGACTTTCAGCGTGTCCGCAGGTCGCTGGCCGGTGAGATAGGCTAGATCCATCGCATCTCGAAGCTCCTGGCAGGCGTGAGCGTAGACCGCTTCCCAGACATCGTCGGAGGCATAGTAGTCCCTGGCCTTCTCCTTGTTCCGTCGCACCCGGGCGCAGGGGTTTTCGCCATCGATGTAGCCCCACTCCCTCGCGAGCGTGAAGACATGCGAGAGTAGTGCTATCTCCCGGTTTCCACGAGTTTTCGCCGTCCTGGCATCGCGGTACTGGGCGACCACCTGAGGAGTAATTGCCGTGATCGGCGCGCTATCAAAGGCTTTCCGTAGTTGCCTCAGTTCGGCTTGATTGTCCGATTGGGTACGCGGCGCCTTCGTCGGGACGACCTCGCGCTCGTAGCGATCGAACAGTTCTTTCATGTAGCGCACGATCTTCGGCGTTGTCGTCCGCTCGAGGCGAGCCCATTCGACGCGCGCCTCGTTCAGGTCGCTACCCAGCGGAATCTCCTTTCGATTTCCCTCCTCGTCTCGGCCGTTGTAGTAGTAGCCGATCCAGACTTTCCCCGATTTCAATTTTCGGACACGCTTCAACATGCGGGGCGGCATGTCTCGGTTCGTAGACTTCGGCCGCATATCAGGACACGTTCGACAGGTCGAGCGACCAGGCGGGGTCGGAAACTGTGGTTTTTGTGGGATGAACGCCTGCCAGACGCAACCGTGCATACACCCGTCCGACTATGGGGCGGCCCGCTGCGTTGGTTTCATAGTTCCAATGGTGATTTTCGAGCCATTCGATCTGTTTGCTCACGACCTTCTTTCCAACTAATTCAGTGAGTTCGTCAGGGGATAGAAACTCGGAAAGGGACATCGCTGTTCCCTCATGAAATAGCGGCCCTTTCCGTTGGGCCGCGGCATGGATGATTTCAGGTAGGATGTACCGGCTCACCGGTGACGGGACCAGCCTTGGCGGGCATGTGCCCCTGATCCGGTGGGCCTCCGCTGGGGAAGTGCGATGCCTGGTTTCTGCTTCATCCGAAGCGCCCCGTCTGCCAGACCGCCAGCGTGCGGAGGATCGGGAATATCTCCACCAGCCCCACCACGGCCAGGCCGAGGGCGGCGATGATGCCGAGGGCGGTCAGTGCTCTACGCATCGCGCGGCCCTCCCTGGGTCGCCGCTGTTCGGTCCAGGCGCTCGATCTCGGCAAGGATCAGGCCGCCGGCCTTGACCAGCTCGCGGCGTCGGTCGCCGGTCTTCGGCTCCCAGCCTTCAGGCAGAATGGCCTCGCCCAGCGTGTCGCCGTAGCCGGTGCTGCTGGTATCCCGGTCGCGCGCCGCCGGCGGCATAGCGTAGAAGCATGCGAAGGCCGCGATCTCGTCGCAGGCGTGCTCGTCGTCGTGCTCCGGCGTCCAGCCCTCGGCCTCGACCTGCCGGCGTCGCTCGGCTTGAACGTCGATCCATGCCTGCGGCACTTCTTTGCCGGGCGCGGCGGCGAGCACCTTTTTCAATTCGCTGAGTGCGTATTTCGAAGTTGGGCGGTCGCCGTCAGCTTCTAGGGCGGCTACAACTAGCCCCAAAGCGCGCTTAAGTTGAGGTGCGATAGGCACGCTGTGCTGAGCCTGGGCGCTATCCCCGGAGGCCTTCACGCATGACTTGATCGACGCCAACAGGTAGGACCAGGCGAAGCCGCGCTCCTGATTCGGGCGCAAACCAAGCGCACGTGCCACGTCATCGCGACACTGTTTGTCCAGGTCGTGGAGTTGCTGAGCCTGGGCTACAGGGGCGGCGTAGAGCTTGATGCCTGGGCCGTAGAGCCCGGCGGCGGCCTCCGTCCACTTCACCCAGAAGGCATGAAGGCCCCGATTGGCGAGAGCTACCGGCTCCTGCCTCTCCAACTCCGCGACCCTTGCCAGGGCGGCGTCGCGCTCTGCCGTGCGGCCCGAAACCAGACCATCAAGACGAGCAATTTCCGCTTCCCGCTCCCGGATTTCGTTCTGCAAGGCTCGGTAAGTTTGCTGGCCGGAATCCATGTAATCGTTCTTGTGCTGGCGGAGTTGGGCGATCACCGCCCGCAGCGCCCCGACGATGCGCTCATGCTGGGCGACGGTCATCAGCTCGTCGCCGTCAGAACAGTGCTGGTAAAGGGTATTGGCGTCAGCTTCGCAAACTCGCCCGAAGCCTTGGGCGCGAACCACAGCTACCACCTCCGGCCGCTCCGGCTCTGCCTGCTCGGCCTGCGCCGGGGAGGGTTGCGCCAGGGCGGCGCGGGCTTGCCACCCCGCCCATGCATCATTGGTGAACTTGGCGTCCCAGTTCACAGCGATATGCGCCGGCATGCCGCAGTGCTTGCGCACGAAGAGTTCGAACGCCGCGCGCTCATCCCCGCCTGCCTGCTCTACCGACGCCGGATGTGCCGGACAGGGATGGCGGAGGGAGCCGTTGCCGGAAGGGCAGGTGCAAATCTTTGATTCGGTCATGGGAGCTTTCTCCAGGCCTCGGTTTCGAGGTCAGAAACGGTTATCAGTCGGCGCCGGCGCTCGACGTTTTCGAGTTGCAGGACATTGCCCAGGCTGTCGATGACGACCCAGTGAATGCCTGTTGGGAGGTGGATATATCGGGCTGGCGCGGGAGAGCAGAGGGCGTTTATGCGGCGGACTGCGGGGCTTTCGTCGAATGGCATGGCTCATCCTCCGGGTAGACCCGAACGCCATCGGCGCCCTGGGACTGGTTGATCGCCATCTGCTTAACCGCTCTCGCGATGCGCAGAATGTCGTCCGGTGTCATGAGCTGGCTTTCTTCAGGCCAGCCGGTTACCGTCACACCGCAAGGGCGGTGATTCGCTGTTAGGTGCATGGGGTTATTCCTGTTCGGTCAGGGATGGCAGACTTCGACGACGCGGTGATAGTCGCCACGGAAGGGCATGGCCTTGTAGCCCTGGTTCATGGGGTAGATTCCCCAGGACTGGCGAGAGCAGGCCGCCATCATCGCCGCGTACTTGATGACCTCGATGACGTCTTTCTTGATGTACATGACATGGCCCTCATGCACTCATCGCCGACTTGATCTGTGCCGAGTGGCTGCGGCTGACTGGAATCCAGTTCTCGGTTCCGAGCAGCAGCACTTCGCCGGCCTGGGTGTCGTCTGGCCGGCGCTTGAACCTGCTGATCAGAGACCGGCGAACCAGGGCCTTACGGTGGGTGCGGATGAACTCGGCGGAGAACTCTGATTCCAGGGCCTTGAGCGCATCGCTCAGAACCAGAAAGCCTTCCCGGTAGTACGCAATGACGTACTTATCCTCGGCGACGAAGTGGGTGATCTGCTCAATCGGGATTTCCTTGGAATGTTTGCCGCATGTGGCTTTGAGTACGGTTCGCATATCGGCCTCACTTGATCCTGATTGAAGACTTCGCCCGCTCCAGATGAGCGCCGGGTACGTCCTTGCCGTCTTTCAAAGCCCGCGCGATTGCATTCTTGTCAGGACTGGTTTCGACCTTCACCTTGACCAGTTCGTCGGGCAGCTTCTTTTCGTCGTCGATCACGGCGATCTCTCGCCCCTCAACGCAGGTGATGGAAAAGAGGGGGCAACTGATCTTCTTGATGCCGGCTGCTTCCATGTTTTCCCGCAGGTATTCCTTCATCGAGTCCTGGCGAGCCTTGATTGCCCTCTTCCGGTCGTTCAGTCGCTCTATTTCACGGTCGAGCGCTTCGACGTCGGTATCCATGTTCAGGACGACCGTTGCCAGGGCCTTTCCTTTTTCTTCGAACTCGCCCCCGATTGCTTGCATGGTGTCCCGGACAGCCACAGCCATGCCTTCATCAACCGTTTCTGCCAGGGCTGCAAGTTCAAGAAACTGCTCGGTTAGCTTGTAGAGTTGGGTCATGCCGCCTTCTCCTCGGTGAATCGCTTGATCTGCTCGGAGAATTCGCGAGCAATGCGCTTGACGCCACTATCGTCTTTGCGCGCAGTGAGCTTGCGCACGGCAACGTCGTGGATCTTCTTGAGTTCGTACTGGGACTGGGCGCCTTGCATCGTCTCGATAATCGATTTGATGTAGGCGAGGCGCTCTTCCTTCGCCTGCTCTTCTGCGGCCTGCTGGTCCTCGGCCTTGGCGATCTGCTCCTCTTCACGACGTGCTTCCACATAGTCGCGGTCGTCGAACAAGCCAAGGAAGATGTCCGCGCTGAACCCGAGCATCGCGAGAGATTTCTTCACGGCGTCCGTTAGTGATTTTTTCGGCGCCTCGGTGTCGGTGGTGATTCCCCACTTGGACCGGTAGGAGAACGGCGTGCAACCGTATTGCTCTACCTCTCCGCGCTTGCCGTCCAATTCGAACCACAGTTTGATGCGCACGGTGTGCCCGACTTCGTGACCAATTAGTTCGCTGACCTTCTTGCCTTCAGCGTCGGTGATTTCACGGAAGATCGGGCCACCCTGGTCAAAGCGCTCCTCGATGACCGTCCAGCCCCACCCGATCCCGACAGGGCCGAACATCTGGGTAGCCTTCATGATCATGTGCTGGCCGCTGATCGACGTGATCTGCTGACCATCGACTTTTGCGCTCTTGGTGGCCGATGGGTCGGTTGCTTGAACCTGATCCCATAGCCGCATGTTTTGGGTATGCATGAGTGATCCTCGCCGCGCATGCGCAGCCAATGAAGGGAGGGGTTAGAAGGGAAAAGCGCTTACGGCGCCACTCGGCAGCGTCACCCCTGCGGGATGAATAGCGTTGCGCTAGAAGCCGCTGCTGCGGGTGTTTTCTTCATGCTGCCCACCGCCAGCTGGGGAAGCCGCAGTTATCCGGATTACCGGCCCGCTGCGGACGGGTGCGTAATGGGCTGCTCTGCGGTGACTTCGCCAGTGATTGCGCCGCCGAGATCGATGGCCTTGAACACGATCAGGATCGCAGCCAACGCGCCGAGCAGGGTACGCTTGGTGTAGAGCATGATTCGCTTGAGATGGTGGTTCATGGCATGGTCGCCTGGATGCTAGATTCGACCCAGTCGCGCATACGCCTCCAGCGATGCTCTGGCGTTTCGCGCCCCCACTTCATCGAGCCATCGTCCTGCCTCTGGTAGGAGCCAGGGTATTCGTCGTTCTCGAAAACGATCTCAGCGGCCAGAGCAGGAGCGATGTCGAAAGCCGCCGCTACAGTCTCTCGGCAATTCGGGTCGATCCCGCTCATGTCTATCCCGCGCCTGGCGCCGAGAACGCCGAGGGCGCAGAACTGGCCGTCAGCCTCTAGCTCATCTGCGATAAGGCGTTTTTCTGGCATAGCATCCAGAGCCTCGCGCAACTCAATCAGGAAGGCCTGGCCACGCTTGCCCTTAATTGCTGAGCTGACCGCGCCCCGCCAGCAGATCAAAGACCAGTTGTCCAAATCGTCGCAATATCCACTTCTGCTCATGGCGTAACCATCCCCACAAATGCCCAGGCGAAAGCGCCGATACCGCCCACAAAAAAGCCGCCGAAGATCAGGACTTGGGCGGCCTCTTTCAGGTCTATGGTGATGGTCATGGCGTGCGCTCCATGGCGATTGCCTTGTCTATGGCTTCGGTTACGCCATCCTTGGTTTCGTTGTGGTCATGCCAGCTAACGGCTTCTGTGTCGCCGCATGGCTCCGGTCCGACATACCATGCGGATGCGCACAGCCACCGATACCGCTTAGCATCAGCCTCAGCAGCGCGCAGGCGCACGATCAGGCTCTGGATATTCGATGGGCTTGCCGTTACGGCATAAGAACTGTCCCAATCGACCCACCAATCTCCCGTTAACTTGGCTGTCAGTTCATCCAGTTCCGCCAATTGCTCATCACTGATCGATTGCACGATAGGGGTTGTCATTTCCCTTCCTCGTGGCGGCGGTAGCCGGCGTCAAATAGCGCTTTGGCTTGCTTAACCGTCAGCGTCTCTACTGCGAAGCACATTTCCTCAATCGCCTTTGCCCGCTCCTCGGCGGCGATCTGCTCAGGGGTTCGGAGGGGGCGACAAGTTCCAGGAACCCAGATTCGGCCATACATCGTCCCAGGTTCTCCATTGTCATCTTCTGCCAGCAGCATCGCTGTATCGGAGCCATGAGCCGCATGTGCCAGAACGTGGACTGCCGTCCAGTCATTGGGTTCGCAACTGTCATGGCAACGATACTCACACACCGTCCCAACCGGCGGCAGGCCCTGGCCGTTCCATGGATCTTGCGGTCTAGGCTCGAATGTCGCTTCACGCTCTGCGGACACATTGCAGGAAAGCTTCCCGTGGAACCATTTGTTGTCTCCTTCGCCCCAATAAAACCATTGATTCCCAACCTTTTTCATCCAGCCTTCGCCGAATTCTGTCCCGTTCGGCTCCCAATGCGTCGCATCCTTAGGCGCCTTGCTCCAGTCAATGCTCATGCTGCATCCTCCATGTTCTGCTCTGCGATCATTTCCAGCACCAGGTCCGCGTGCGGCTTCAGGAGTCCGAGCGCGATGCGTTCAGTGATTCCCTGGTGATGCTCAAGGTTTGCCGCGCACTCGCGGGCGGTAGAGGTGAACTCGTCTTCGGCGGCCTGGAACATCTGCGCGAGCCAGCATTCTTCGTCGGCCTGGATGAGTTTCAGCAGTTCGGCCTGTACCCGTTCGGTCAGAGTGCTGGCGAAGACCACTACGTGCTCGCGCATGGTTTCGATCTTCACGTCCATGCCGCACCGCAGATCGTTGACTGCGTGTTCTGCCCAGTCGCAGAACTCATCGGAGTTAGCGGCGGGAGGGGGGTCGTCAGGAGTCGCGTCGTCATGTAGCGACTGTGCGCATTGAAATGCGGTGTTCATGTCTCACCTCAGTCGGTGTAGGCGATGTACTTGAACTGGCCTTTCTCTTCGTTGAAGTACTCGAAGCGGCCGCCAAACGTCCCGATCACGGCTTTTTCAACCTCGGCGCGCGAAGTGCCGATGGGGAAAACTCCCTTCTTGATCATTGACGCGCCCGAATGCGGTTCCCATGTCCAGTCGATTTTGGTTGGATCAAGCACGCGAGGTTTGCTTTCAAGGAAAGCCCCCCGACCAGCAACGTCGAGGGTAATGGTGTGAATCTCGCGTACACAGAGCGGATCGTCCGCCGCGCGCCAACCGCATTCAGGACAGCACATGTCCGCGCTCGTATGCGCTGCGCACGGAGGGCTAATATGGCAACTGCAATTCTCTACCTTCTCCAGCTCAATCACGCCCTCGCAGCCATCGCGGTTGCAGATAGAGCCTTCCTCGTATCCGAGTTCTTTCATGTCTCACCTCGCGTTCGCGTGCATGCGGCAGCGTCCTGTCTCGCTGTCGTCATACAGGCGAAAAAATGCCCGGACTTGCCGGGCTAAGAGGGGTGGTGCTGCGCGCTGGATTCGAACCAGCGTCTTCCGGATTAAGGGTCCGGTGCTCTGTCCTTCACGCTTACTGTCCTATGCCTAGGGCCTTCGGCGTGTTGGCGCTCCACTGAGCTAGCGCAGACTAGGGTGGGGATGGCCGGACTCTCACCGGCGGCTTAATTGGTCACTACCAATAAGCTATTACCGCTATTCGCATGCGATACTCATCCCCATTGAAGGGTTGCGTCCTTGCCGGGAGTCAGTCTTTGCTCTTCTCGCGCACAACAATCTCGTGTGTCGCCAGGCAGTCTCTACAGATAGCAGCCATGTCGCCGCAGTAGTCGAGCTTGCAGTTGGTGCCGAGCATCATTTCTTCAGCCTTGATGGGATACCCCCACGAGTCGTTGCCGTTCTTGTCTGGCCACTCGTAGTTCAGGTTCGCGTCGTAGAAGCACTTGCTCCCACATGCGTCGCACGAGTAGTAGTCACCAGCTGCCATATCTCGCCTCCATTGTGTATGCGCAAGGGCGCGGTTAGGCGGTGGCCTTGGCTATCAGCGATTTGAACTCAGCCGACTTTTCCAAAGCGGTTGGAGAAGACCCTATTTGACCAAGACCCCAAAGAATCTCTGCTGCCTCAGTAAGTGCCTCAAGCAGGTCGGGCGCAGCAGCCAATAATTTGGCATTCGCTTCGCCCTCCGGGATTTGGCGATTGTAACTAGCAATCACAATATCGCCGTCTTCGGTTGTTATCTGAGCCTCAAGCTCATCGACTGGGTTGTAGCCAGACCAGTAGTCCCATGGCCCTGGCGTGTACGACTGCTTGCTCATTCTGTTCTCCTGCCTGTCAGGCGTCTTGCTGTTGAATAGGACGACGCTTCAGACGGATCGGCAAAAACATCGTCAGAAGCAGAAATCCCCACATTGCTGCGAACTCGCCAAGTGATGGCATGGATTCCTCTCTTGCCCGGGGCTTGTGATTGGCTGTATGGGGGAGTGGTCTGGCCGGTGCTGATCTCCGGCTCAGGGTGACCGCCTGCCTGACAGTTCAATGCCTGGCTCAAACACCCAGCTTGTTTGAAATGCGTCCGCGCCTCAGCCTGCGCATTCAGACCACTCTCCGATACAGCCTGGCGATGGGGAGCCAGGTGGATCGGGCAGTTAACGTCAGGCTGACGTGGCGCTGGCTGTTCAGTCGTCTTCTTGGTCGCGCTCCCAGCCCTTGACCTCGTAGGCAAAGCTGGTCCACCTCTCGCGGTCGGCCCCGGACATGCTGTTCCAGCCCGCAGACTCGTCGCGATAAATTGCCTCTCCACCCTTGAACCTGACCGTGCCGCAGTTACTGCCGATGTCTTCGTCTGCGTAGTTGAGTTCGATGGTTGCCTCAGGGAACATCGAGCTCAGCTTGAGGAAGATCGGCTCAGGGAAAGACCATGCTGTTTCAAAGCTTGCGGACTCAGGTCCGTCAACCCTGGACTCATAGGCATTCCACTTGGTGCCCCAGGCCGATCTGGCAAAGTCCATGTCGTGCAAGTAGCCGGTCTGGCGGTGATTGCGCAGCATCTGGATGAACTGCTCGAAGCTCTCATCGCTCAGCTTTGAAACGTCAACGCGGTCACGACTGGATTTCTGCATGCTGCCGACCAAGGGATGCGAATTCAGTGGCAGGTTCAGTACGCGCTCAGCAGCGGTTTCTGCATCGACCGAAACACCGTTCCATGGAAACTCGCCGCCGAACTTGATGATTTTTCCGAAATCGATGCGGCCTTCTTCGCTGACCATTGCCTGGATGACTTCCTGCGGAGCCTTAACCTTGTTGGTTACCCAATTTGGCATTTCGTTTTCCTCTTCCCGTATCAGGGCAAATGGAGCGAACGCCGGGCACTTCCCCGGATGCGTCAGGTCTGGCTGCGCTAGCCCCTCGACTCGTTCGCTGTTCGATGGCGGCTCACTCGTCGAATTCGACGAACTCGCCCTCGGCATTCAACTGATACCAAGTGTCCGGCTCTACGCCGTTCTCCCCGACCTTGCTGGCGCGGACATGGATTAGGCGCCCCTCGTCGTCACGATGACATAGGACGATGGCGCTACCAGCAGATGCGCGAGCGCGGCCTTCGATGCCCAGGGATGCGGCGACGGACTCCTTGCCGCTGACCTCGGCTGCCGATTGGTAGCCGGTGTTCGACGCTGCCGATTGGTTGCCGGTGTTCGACGCTGCCGATTG